AATGAAAACCGGTATCGATCGCAGCCGAACCGCTTGCGGGTGGTCTTCCAAGCCCAGTTGACGGGATATGCGAAGTCATCATCCAGACGATATAATAGAGACAGCTATCATCCGTGGTGTCGTCTGCAATATAATTCATCCCGTCAAAGGCCGTCACGATGATATCGGTGAATCGCCCTACACCCGAAATGTATTCGGTCGTGCAGGGCTTGGCTGCAAAGATCGTCAATCGTCGGTCGTGCTGCCGAGCTGCTTGGCGGTTCCGACCGAATAGTCGTGAACCCGCTCGGCGCTATGAAGCATCGGCTCAACGCCATAGGCGAAGAGAACGACAACGACTGCCAGAATTGCGAATGTGAGTTTTGCCATTCCATCCACCTCCTTAACTGATCACCGTTTGCAGCATGTAGGCCGCACCGGAAGCGGTGATCACCTCGTCAAGCCCCTGCTCCTCGAGTTCGACCACGTCGGAATTCAGGGCAGGCTCGTTCCATTTCCGGACGACCCGACCTTTCCAATCCATGGTCTTCGCCCAGCAGACGGTCTTGAGGGTGGGATTCGGCTCATTGATCAGAATGATCACGTCCGTGCCCCAGATGGCCGATAAGGTCTCGGCCTGCCCCTTCTTGGTGGAGACATAGCCGGAACCGGCGATGACGACCTTCAAACCGAGAATGGTCGGAGGGATTCCACATCTTTCGACCAGGTCGGCCTTCGTGTATTTCACCTCATCGATGTATTGGGCGTTCCGGGAAAGCTCCAATGCGACATCGAAAGGAAAGATGATGTGCGAGGGTTGCTTGTTCGTGGCGAGATAGATTTGCTTGACCGCATCCTTGATATCGTCGAGAGGCGTGGAGACATTGCCGGCATCGTCCCACCGGTCGGCGCCGGCGAGAGCCTTATAGTGGCTGGCGCTCGCATAGCTGCCCGTCGCCCGGAATAGATCGGCGACTCTTTTCTCCCTGTCCAGATCGAGCATATCGCTGCAGAGAACGACGGCGTCCAGATCGGGAGTGATCGGAGCGTCGGCATTGTCCCGATCCTTCTGGGACACCTTCGAATTGAAGGCGTAAGGATTCGAGTCATAAGCGGTCGAACTGAGAGACCACTTGACCTCTTTCGAGGCGGTCTTGTCAGCCCGAAGGCCGCTCTGCCAACGCAGGTTTTCCTTGCCGTAGATAGCATATTTGTCGGTCGCCTTCTTGACGGGCACCCTCGGACAGACGATGTCAGCCACGAAGGGAGCATTGCGATACTGGATCGCAAACGCCGTCAAAAGGGAATCGACATGGAGGCCTTTGTATCCGCCTTCGTATGCCATGATGAAAAAACCTCCCCGGCCTAATTTACTTGGCCGGATGACGGACAAATGAACGCAGCAACTTCGTCGTCCTGAGCCGTCGCCGTATCAAGGGCGATGCCAAGACTATAATCCCCGGAGGCGGCGGTATCGACCTTGCCGGTGGCGGCGGCCGATGCCAGCATGTCGCCCGGAGAAAAAGCCCCGTTCGCCTTGACGGGACAGATGCCCACCATGCAGACCCGCACCATGTCGCCCTGAGCTGTGGCGGCATCGAGAAGTATCCCAATGCCCGCCGCACCGTCGGCGCAGGCGGCGATCTGCTCATCAGTGTTGATGTCAACGGCGATGAACTTGGTGGCAAGCGCTGCCGACGCCTCGAAGGTCTGGATCAGCGCCATGTTGTAGTAGGGAGAAGTCCAACCGTGCGTTGCCATTAGACATTCACCTCCCCGGCTTTGTTCATTTCGACGAGGGCTTGACGAAATGCCTCAGCCTTAGACAGATTGGAATCCTCCTGCTGGAGCTTCTTGGCTTTCGCCTCGAGCGTTCCCACCTTGTCCAAATCCTTGATGGGACAGCCCTTTTCCTCGGCTCCGGCTTCGACGGATTCCTTTACCTGTCGAGTGAACGCAGTTTCAGCGGTTTTCTTTTTCCCGTCATCTTTAGCGAGTTCGCCGAATTTGACGGCGGCACCTTTGGGGATGGTGCTTTCGATAAATCCCTTGAAGGTTTTCAGATGGTCGCCTTCGCCCTCCGAAAGCGCCTCCATCATCGAGACCACCTTGCCGTCCTCTTTGACGGCGGGGATCAATCGACCCTCCCGAATCTGCTCTTCGAGATAGGATTCGAGTTCAGCACGCTTGCGCTTCTGCTCTACATCCTTGACCGACTTCTCGGCGGCATCCGCTCTCTGGGTTTCGGCGGACTTCTCCGTCTCCAGAGCCTTCAGCTTTGCCTCGAGGTCGAGCTTTTCCTGTTCGAGCTTTTTCAGGTCTTCAGACTTGTCGCCCATAATGCGACCTCCTGCCTGATCTTGTGATGCGATCTTGTCCTTTACGGGTTCGGGTTCGGCCTTTAAGGTTATCGGCGTCAGATTGTTCAGGTTATCGATTTCGAAATATAAGTCGCTATCATGTTTCGGGTCGGCGCCGGCGCTTAATTGAGCGGCAAACTCTACGTCCGGCATCCCTTTGACGGCTGGCGGGATTGCACCGAGAAAGGCCACATGGACGAGGTGCGCATCCGTATAGTCCTCCCCTCCATAGTGGATTCGGATCGATCGCTTTTTCCAAGCCCCGGCCTTGATCTTTTCCTTAAACCCCTCGCTCACGTCTTTAAGGCGAGCCACCAGATAGTCGCCCAGAACCCGCAGCCGTTCGACCCAGCCTTTTGCTTCCTGCGTATCCTCGTGATTGGCGACGACAGGAGCTTCGTCGTAGCTCGGATCGTAATTCCTCGCCATCTCTCCCAGCATCTTCTTCGTGATCTTCAGTTCCGACCCGTTCGAGACGATCCACTTCCCTGTCCGGCAAACAACCACATCCGGCCATTTTATGAGCGGAGCCTTTTTCGGATCGGCTTGGAAATCTCGATAGATGATGTCAACGATATCCCTATCTTCATTCTCCTGCACCCAAGCCTCGGCGCTCTTTTCGTCATGACGTTGCGCCTCGAAGAGGACGTATTCGATTCCCGTCTTGTCTTTGTCCTCGTCGAGTTGGCCGATCCGTGCCTTCACTCCGTCGAGTTGGCGCAGATTGATGCACTTCGAGGTTCCAGGAACGAATTCGGATTCACGCCGTAGGGGGATGGCGAAATAATCATCGGAAAAGCCGGCGATGGTGGGATTTGCTTCAAGCAATCGCATCTCATAATCGGTCAGGATTTCATCGTTTGCGCCGACGACGATTTCCTCGGACAATCGCTCTTTGTGTTCGCTCACCCACTTGCGGGCTTCCGGTAGCGTCCACTTCTTGCGGTCGAACCGGAGTGCCTGATTCTCCCACTTCGACCGGTCTTTGAGTTCGCAATAGATCATGGCGATGCCCTGAGATTCCGACAGCCATTTCCATTTGCAAAGATGATATCGTCCGGGGTCTCGAATCCGATAAAAAATGAAATGTTCCTTGACTTCAAATCCGGGCATTTCTATTTACCTCCCGCCTTTTCGGAAAGGCTGAAACTCCATTGGCATTCGCAGTTCGGATGCGGAAGCAGAATCGATTCCGCAGTTCTTATCGAATAGGGATTCCCCATCGCAATATCCTCGCAGATCGGGCAAGCCTTCGGACTCAGAATGAACCACGCCTGCGCCTTGGGGTCGATATTCTTTATGACTTCGATGCCGGCATAGTTGGCCGCCTGCTGGATTTCGGTATATACGATCTGCCTTGCCTTCCATTCCGCCATCTGATCGAACCGTTCCATAAGCTGCTTGACGGTTTCACCATAGCCCAGATTTTTGGCGTAGATGCTGTCGACATTCGTAGAGAGCAGGCGCTTGATGTATTCGCCGGCATCCTCGATGATCCCCTTGTCGTAGGCATGCCGCTTGAGATAGTCCGAGGCGATTTTTTTCAGATGTGGCTCCGATAACGGCGTCTTGAGCTTGTCGATGAGAGATTCGGCGGCCTCCCGGATCGTCATAAGATTCGCATTCGTCAAGGGCTGCCGAAGCTGATCCTTGAAGCGGGTGCGAATTAGGTCGTCGAGAGCCCCAGCCAACGGCGGGCTGTCTTCCAGAAGTTGCTCGTATCCCGCCCGTAGATTGTCGAATATCTCATCGAGTTGCCGCTTGAACTCTTTGCGGATCGAGATCAGGCGTCCTTGATCGTAGTTGTAGCTTTTGCCGATCGGTCTTGGATAGGGCTGATTCTCAGGATAGACAGTTCCCAATTCGGCATGGTGTTCATGGTCGTGCTCTGTATGCGCAGACATCCCAAATGGACTCGATGTCGGTGGCTTCAAGACCTCTTGCCCCGCTTCTGGCTGCGGAATCCCAAAGCGTTCGTAAGCCCACTCCGCCGGAACTGGGAGTCCGACATCTTTCACGAGTATCGACAGCGTCTGCGCCTCCTGCTGCAAATCTTCCGGAGGCTCCAGATCGATCTCAAACTTCGGATATCGCTGCACGACGAAATTGAAATCGACCAGCCACCGGACCAGATAGTCGACTGTCGCCATCAACGCCTTGACGTCGCCGGCGATGATATCCCAGAAGGTGGCTTCGTGGACTTCTCCCAAGGCGAGGGAACCGACCCGCTTGCCCTCTCCGGAAGTCAATGTTTGACCGAGAATTTGCTTGGCGATCAGTTCGTCGCAATAGCGGATGAAAGATTCGTAGCCGGCGTCGCCCCGGCGCATGGCCTCCAGATATTCGACCTTCAGCCCTTCTGGAATTCTCATGCCGGCGCCCTTCTGGAGATTCAGAAGCAGCGTATCGAGCTTCGCCTTGTCTGCCGGCTTGACCTCGATGTCTCCGCCCATGGTGATGATCGGGATGGGATCGGCGAACCTTTCCGTGAACATAGCCCAAAACTTGATGGCATTTTTTTTGAACCAATAAGGCCAGAAGCATGAGGCGAGAACCGGCTCGCCATAGGGATTCTCGGCATAGGGAGTGTTGCGGAAGATGAGAAATTTCTGATCCGGCACCGGCTTATATTGCCCGCCGTCGTCCGGGAACAGAAGCTGCCCTTCCACATTGAAGGCGAACCGGGAGGGCTTCCTCGCTTTGAGTTCATCGATCACGATTCTGCCCTGCGCATACTCCCAGATGATTTCCGA